ATTGTCATATAAAAAATATTTAGCAATAAAGAAAAAAAATAAAAAAGAAACAAGCAGAGAAGTAAAAGAGGCAATAAAAGAAAATATAAATTTAGCCAAAAATAAAAAATTAAAAATATTAGAAGAATTTAATAAACGAATAATAAATGAACAATAAAAAAATATAAGAATTGGTGTAAAAATGTTTAAAGTTATTGATAACATAACAACAACAACAGGATGGAGCGCCTCAGCGAATGCGCTAGTGCATGGCCTTAATGATTTAAATTTGTATATTGCGGGTAACAACATCAATTCTGTTATATTTAATTTTAATGGTCTAAATTCGTATATAGAAAAACAATACGATGAAGATGTTACAAATTATAACGAAATTACAATCTGGATATATTCTTTAAATAAGAATAAAAATCAATATAGGACAACAGACGATTTTAATTATAAAATTGATTTAGGTACAGGAAAAGAATATTATTTGTCGGCATATAATTATTTTTACTGGGTTACTATTGATGTATCAGATATAGACATTATAGACAGAATACGTGTAACAGCCTTGCACGACGATAATGATTATGTAATTTTATCTTACTTTGTAGCGTCTAAAACAGTTATACCGTTAGATATTTTTCAAGGAATAAAAAATCAAATAGAATTTTATAGAGATCAAAACACAGAGTTTATTAATATAGGAACTATAAGCGGCACAACAGAAGATAATTATATAGAATTTTCTGAATCGGCTTATTTTTTAGATCGTTATATGACTATTAAAATAGATGATAATACAAATAGCGAAATACATCATATTACGAAAGTAGAAAACAACAGATATTATTTTTCAAATTTGTATGATGGTTCTACATTATTAAATGATTATACAAATGCTAATGTATATATATATTATCCAGTTGATTTTGGAACTACTCAAAAAGAAATATCGTTACCTTCAATAACGCTATGGGGATTCGCTCCCGAGCGACAATTGATTACAAATGAATTAGATAATATTATTGATTCTATTAAAACAGACGGGAATTTTGCTGAAAGACAGGTCGGACAATATACAAAATGGTTAATGCTAATTGATTGTGAAGCAAAAGAAGAATGGCAATTGCTAGGTGATATTTCGCAAATAGTAAGAAATACAATAGGACAAAAAATAATCTGGATAAATGGGAAAAAAGCTTTTATCGATTTTGAAGGATCTGCAACGGAACTTTATCCAACAGAAAGTTTTGATATAGTTCCTAAAATTCAATATCCGGTTACTGTAAGTATTAGAGAAGAGCTTTATAGCCGACAAAGTTTGCCATCTACAACAGATATAAATTTTGAAACTATAATAGCAGAGCAGGGAAGTTTAAATTAAGGAGAATAAAATGAGTAACGAAAAGTTTGAGCAAACAAAAGAAAAAAAAGAAATAGGGAAAGAAGAAAAAAAGTTTAAACAATCAGATAATAAAAAATTTATGCAATCAGAAAAAAAAACAAAACTTACATTCAAAGAAAATAGAGCATTTGAATTACATGTAAATAGAAAAATATTTAAATTTGAAGGTAGAGAGTCAAAAATATTTGATTCTAATCTATTAAATCATAAAGATTTTACAGATAAAATTAAGAAAAAATTTATTATACAAGAGGTAATGTAATGGCTTTAAGACGATTGGGCATATATGGAGAAAATTTACCGACTAAAAAATCAAAAGTTGTAGAGCCGTCTGATTTTTTTATTGGTGGATTGATTGGTTTTTTTGAAAGACGTTTTCAAAGAACTTTTGTAGTAAGAAATTCAGAAGAGTTACGTGAAATTTTTGGAGACAATATTGTTTCTACTTACTACGGATGGGACGCCGCACAAGGTTTTTTTGATAATGTTGTTGGTATAGACGCAAAATTGTTTGTCAAAAGTCATGTCGGAAATACAGGCTCTGCAATTGATGGAGTTGTTGCAACTGACAATGCTGTAGATGGTGCGGCGGCCAATGTATTACAAATAGATTCTGCTTATCAAGAAAAGCTAGACTATAGTACATCAGGCAATAGAACAGGATATACGATTACAAATGGTAGTAGATTTACAACAGCAGTTGCAACGGCCGGGTCTCCGTCTGATACCAGTATAGCGGTTGATAGCGTTTCCGGTATGCGCATAGGCGATATTGTAAAAGTTGTCGCTACCGGTGGCGGTGGTGCAACAGTTTATAAAAAAATAACCGGCATAGATGAAAGTGCGGGAACTATAAGTTTTTCTGGTGCTTTTGACGCTACTGCTTTTGTTGCGGTAGACGATGTTGTTACAATCCCGGGTTTTCAAATAAAAACATATAGACAATCTACAACGGGAATTGTTTCCGAAGTTGATGTTGAACTTGGGAAAATATGGTGTACGACTGAAAGTGAAGTTACAGATTTTTTTGTTGAAAGTGTTTTTAGTACGTCAAAATGGATAAAAATAACTGATCTTGATCCGGTTACTGCGATAGATCAAAGATTCCCAATTGATGTAAGCGCAGTAACTTATCTAACAGGCGGTAGCAACGGAAGTAGTCCAACAACTACAGCGCAATGGAATTATGATTTACAAGCTTTTAATGATGATCCAATACGTTTAATTTGTAATGCAGAAACAACAGACGAGTCAATACAAAAAGCAATTGAAACTTATTGTCGTGGTCGTGATGACACACCTTTAATGTTATACAATATTCCTGAAGACCAAACAAAAACACAATTAATTGAGGTTGGTAATAAATTCCAGAGAAGTGATGATGTGCTTGGGGTTATTGTTGCAAATTGGCTTGAAAAAGATGACCCTTTTGCAACTTCTGTAACAGCTCCAAAACGAAAAATACCGAATGTTGGTCATGTAATGGGATTGTGGTTACGTGGAATTGGAACATTAGGAATACACTATATTCCGGCAGTGCCTACATTGCCTATTTTTGGAATTACCGGAGTTGTAGGAGAACAATTTTTAAATGATCTTGATAGAACTGATCTGGCGGACGCTGGGATTAATGTTATTCAATTTGTTACAGGGTCAGGTATTCTTGTAAGAAATTGGTTTACGCCTTCTACAACAAAAGAATTTCAGTTCGGGAATGGGATATTTATGAGAAATTTTATAAAAATATCTGTAATAGATTCTCTTTCTGATACTGTTAATGAACCAAACAATTTTGCAAGAATACAAGCCAGCAAAGACGCAGTTACAAACTTTTTTTATTCTTTGTGGCGTACTGGCTCAACTGGCAATGTGCCAGAAGGTGAAACGTTTGGACAAACTATTAATCCTGATACAGGAGTGGGAACTGTGCCAGCTGATCATTTTCAAATTCAAGCAGATTTAATCAACAACCCGCAATCTAGTATAGAAAATGGAGAAAGAAATATTGACAGTTGGTTCACTTATCCAGCACCGGCAAGCTCCGTAAAAATTGGGGTTGGACTTATGTTGCTTGGATAAAAATATTAAAAATAATATATACAAGGGAGAAAAATTGTGCAATCTAATGAAATGGTCGAAAAAAAGAAAGCTTTATTTGATGGTGTTGAAATTTTCGGACTTGTAAGCGTCGACGAAATAACAAGAGAAAAAAGAACTGTAGAAGTTCCGTCTTTTCGTCGTATTAGAGACGTTCAAGCTGATATAGAAAAAATGCCGCAATTAACATTAGTATACAAATTAGAGCGAAACACAAATACGCTAGAATTTTTTGAAAGTTATTTTGATAATAACGAAGTAAAAGACTTAACAATTAGTCGAACTGACGCTCACGGTGTAGAGTTTAATAGAAAAGTTTATTCACAATGTGAATTGCTTTCTATTTCAGAGCCGGCTTATGACGCAGCAACGCCAGATTTTGCAAAAATAACAGTGGTTGTATTGCCGTACGATATCGTGCCGGTATAGAAGAAAAATCAATAAATGGAGAATTAATATGATACGAAGGTTGCCAGTACTTTTACAATTAAACAATAGTATTTATAAAGAAATTGAGTTTAAAAAACTAGAAACTGATATCATAGCACAGACATATGATACAATGAAAAATAATAATTATTATCTAGCAATGAGAGTTTTTGTTGCCGGATGTACAGAAAGCATTAAAAATGAAACTGATATTATAACAGATCAAGTAGCAATAAAATCAGCTCTATCAAAAATGAGCCATAAAAATTTAGAATATTTTGTTAATGAAATTTTGACAAATTATTTCGATGGTGATGATTATGTTGAGGGGTTATATATTTGTCCTTTGTGTGGGCAACAAAAATATGCAGAGAAAAAAAACGATGACGGAATAGAAATTGATACAAGAGACCGTATACAATATTTAAAAGTTAATTTTATGGACGATAGTTCTGATAATGAATTTGAAATAAATTTTCAAAATTCAATTATACTTAAATCTGCGAATACAGAAGAAGAAATAAACTCTATTAAAATGAGAATATCAACATTAGAAGATGTAATTAATGCTTATAATCTAGTTGGCGATCGCAATGAATTTATATTGCAACTTGCAATTTATGCAAATTCTTTAATTGTAGTTAACGGAATAAAAATTGAAAAATCATGGAAAAATTCTTACGGTTTATTATTATTTAAAAAAATAAATTCCAGAGAAATTTTACAGGAAATTTCTAAAAATATGAATAAATACGGTGTTAATCCACGAATCGAAAAACACTGTAATAAATGCGGGAAGGTCTGGCAACCTTATCTGGATACAACAAATTTTTTCGTTTCCGCACTCCAGTAAATATTTTTGAACACGGTGCTGGAGTGCGGGCAACGGACTATACGTGGATAACGGACGCTATACAATATATAGATTTTAATAAAGAAATTTTTATTCAGGAAGCATGTTTGATTATGTATTACCTAAAAGGTGGCTTATCCAAAAAGGAATTAGAAGAAATGCCTTTTAGGGAATATGAATTATTTCTAAAAGAAGTTATTAAAATACAAGAAATTTTAACCAAAGAAGAAAAAAATGGATGATATAGACCTAACATTTAATCCAGAAAGTTTTTTGAAAGGATTTGACGCTATTATACAGGGTATTGCTAATGTTAACGGTAATCTAGAAAAAATGGCAAGTAATTCCGAAAGAAACACTCAGAAAACAAAAAAAGGTTTTCTCGGCGTTGGCAAATCTATAACTGGAATTGGCGCAATACAAAAAGGAGTTTCTGGCATTGGTTCTGTAATTGGAAGCGTTGCAAAAGGATTTGCAGTTTTTGGTTTAGCGGCTCAAGGATTACAAAAATTAGGCAGTATGATACCGGAGATTGGCAGATCATTTTCTATTGCAAGCAATATCATGTTTAAAAATTTTATGTGGCCGATTAGAAAAATGTTACTTCCCATGCTTCAAAAATTTCTTGATTGGGTTAGGGACAACAGGGCTTTGTTTGTCAAATGGGGAAATGTTGTTGCTAATATATTTAGAACTGTAATAAGTATCGTTAAAGGATTTGTTAAACTTCTTAAGGGTTTGTTTAATAGGATTCTTTTAGGGGTTGAACGAGTTTTTGGAAAAACAACTAATTCGATGACGGAGCTTGCCAATCTGGCGTTATTTAAAATTTCTGCAATTGCAGAATTTATGTTGATAACTTTAGAGCCAATTTTTAAATGGCTGGGTGACGCTTTTGAAACTGTTATGAGAATAACAAAAAACTTTTTTCAAGGTTTTGTAAATGGCATAGGCGATATAATGCCTGATCTGGCAGGTTTAAAAGATTCCTTCGCTGAATTATTCAGGACAATAGGCGGCATAGGCATAAAAGGAGAGCATTTGATTAAAATATTTAGAACTCTGGGCAATATAGTAGGTTCTATTGTTGGCCCGATTTTAAGAGGATTAATAACTACAATTGATTTATTAGTTTTAGGCATTTCTAATTTAATAAAAAAAATCCAAATGTTTCGAGCGTTTAAAAAGGGGGACATGAAGCTTTTTGATGAGCTTGATAAGCAATCTAAAAAAGCAAATGAAGCATTTGAAAAAAGAAATAAAGAACGATGGCAAAGACAGGTTGACGCATGGAAAAATTCTTATCTGGATGTGAAAAAAACTTTTGATACTAAGCCGGATAAAACAGAAAAAACTTTTACCAAAACTACAAAAGTAATAGATATAAATGAATCAAGAAAAAAAATGGGAATAGAGCCCATAAGAGGAACAAGAAAAAA